AGGTGCTCTTTCTGATTTACAAAGCATTTCGACCAATGGCAACCTTACTCCCGTTGAGCAGAATTATTTAAAGAATTATGCTCTTGGTGTTGTTAATTCAACTCCAAAAGGCCAAGCTGCTTCTATTTATAGTTATGTTACTGGCAAACTAAACCCACAGCAGTTTAGCCCATATGCAATTAACTCCACAATTAGCGACATTCAAAAAGATCAGCCAAATATTCAGGCTAGTCAAAATACTATTAATAGCGTATTTATGAATCTTCTTGGTCGCAGCGCGACACAAAACGAGATTAATGCTTATACCCAGCAATATCTTAACTATGCTGCTGCTAACCCAACTCAAAATACAAGCGGTTCTGTAACATACAAAGTTGCAACTATTCCCACTGCCACCGGCACTACTTCAAATCGCTTGCTTCGTTCTGGTGAATCTGAAACTTCCACTCAAAACGATCTTGCGGAACAGCAGTATCTTCAAAACCAAGTTCTTAATTCAGGTGATTACAAGGCGTTCCAAGCCTCTGGAGCAGCGTTTAATCTTTTGAATCAAATTGCTAGCAAGGATGCAGGTGTTGCTTAATGGCTACCAACTTAAAAAAACCAGCAGCAAAAACAAATGCGCAGCCAAAACCAGAAGTTGCGTCTGCTAGCGTAGCAGCATCGGAGCCAGGTCTTGGCGGTTTGCTCGCGCCAGGTACAGATTTTTCCGAGATACTTAAAAATCAAAACTCGGCTCAATATGCTTTTTGGAAAACAGCTGATGCAAATATTCCTACCGTTAAAAATGGTACTGGATATTCTCTTTGGGAGTTTATTAATGATGCTGTTAACAACCATTGGATCGATGCTCAAGATCCTACAAACTTTGAATTAAACCTTAAGAAAACAGATTTTTGGAAAGCCTATGGCGCACAAGCACTTCAGGCTGCTTCCGATAAAGCACAGTCTCTTGATGCTAACGGAAACGTTCTTCCTAATAGCGTATATGGCTTAGAACTTCAGCGTAGAGAAGACGGCATTGCTGCTCAAGCAACTAACATGGGTTATAAACTTAGCCCAGATGTTATTGCCCAACTGGCTACCACAACGCTTAATGATGCATATGATCCTAGTGTTTACAATTCTAGCGATTACTCTGCAACCCTTCAAAGCAGAATTGTAACCGCTGCCCAAGCAGCCAATATTCCGCTTACTGGCGGAGCAGGTGCTAGTAGTGGTATTGGCCAAATCAACCAACTTAAAGCATATGCTGCAAGCCAAGGCGTATCACTGCCAGATACTTTTTATACAGATGCTGGCAATCAGCTGGCAAATCCAAAATCTGGCGCAACCTATGACACATTTCAAAACAATATTAAAGGTTATGCAGCTGCTAAGTATTCTGGTTTTGCTCCACGCATCCAGCAGGGTGAAACAGTATCTACCATTGCAGCGCCATACCTTCAAGAGATGCAAAACATTTTGGGTGTTCCAGCGGACAGCATTGACCTAACATCAAACACTGGCGACGGTGGCTTAATTAACAAAGCCTTGCAAGGTCAAATTGATCCATCGACTGGTACTGGAACGCCTATGCCAATCTGGCAATTTGATCAAACCCTTCGCCAAGATCCGCGCTGGAATAGCACACCAGATGCTCAAAATACAATGGGAAGCATTGTTGAAAGCCTAGGCAAAATGTTTGGAAAGATCTAATGACAACTTATGCAGCAGATGAAACGGTAGCGCTTGATTACAATACTAACCAGCCTGTAACACCAACTTATGCAGCCGATGCGGCAGCTGCAATTAATTACAATAATCAACCTGCAACGCCAATCGCAACATCACCTTTAAGTTATTTAACTGGCGCAGCATATGCTTCTGAGGTTAAGCGTGAAAATGCCAATGCAACACTTGCCGCGGCGCAAGCTAAAGTAGCAGCAGATATTGCTGCTGGACTTAATCCGAATACAACCGTTACAACTGCCAGTGGCACAAAAATACAGGTTACAACACCAGGTAGCAGTTCAACTGCAACACCAGGTAGCAGTTCAACTGCAACACCAACAACTGGCGGATCATCTGGTAGCGGAACTTCTCAAGCGCAAACTCAAGATTACATTGCAGCCGCACAAGCCCAGTTAACAGCATGGGGTATTCTTAACCCTAATGATCCTAACTCAGCTGCATTGATGAACCAGATCACAACACTTGCTCAGCAAGGCGCACAGACAGATACAATTAATCTTGCCATCCAAAACTCAGCAGCCTACGCTGCACGCTTTTCTGGTAACGCAATTCGTCAGCAAAATGGTTTGTCTGCGCTATCACCAGCGGATTATCTTACCGCTGAAAGCAACTACAGCCAGATCCTTACAGACTCTGGCGTACCACAGTCTTACCAAAATCAAGCGTTCTTAGCTAACCTTATTGGCAAGAACGTCGGCACAACAACACTTCAAGGTTATGTCAATATGGCTGGCCAGTTGGCAACAACCCAAGACCCATATTTGTTGCAAACCGCAAGTCAGCAATATGGCTTGACCCAAGGTGATTTAATCGCCCACTTCCTTGATCCAAACACAGCGCTACCTATCTTGCAACAGCAATATGCAGGAGTGCAGATCCAAGCAGAGGCTGCTCGTCAGAACATGGCTCTTAATCAGCAGAACGCTATGACGCTTGCTGCGCAAGGTGTGACACAGGCTCAAGCAAATACTGGATTTACAAATATTGCTACTCAAATCGGCAGAGAACAATCATTGGCCAGCATGTATGGCATGAACGCCGCTGGCGTAGGTAACGAATTAACAGCCGCTACATTTAATTCAAATGTTAACGGCGTATCAGCAGCGCAAGCTCAGCTCAACTTGGCTCGCTTGAACCAGCAGGAAATTAACCAATTCTCTGGCTCATCTGGCGCATCCAAGGGCAGCCTATATACGGAGCAAGAAGGCGTAAGCTAACTAACTTCCATCACTATCCATTGGCGTGGTGATGTGTAACTAAAGACCAAGAGTGGGAGCTAGTACCTCTTCCCCTGGAGAATACTACGGCCTGCGATCAACCAAACAGAAAAGGGAGTGCCACATGGCAGACCAATACGAAGACGATGACTTTGATCTTGATGAAGATCAACCATCGCAAACCCAAGACCAAAATGGTCCAGCAAATCTACGCAAAGCACTTAAGCGTGCAGAGCGTGAAAAGAAGGAACTGGCTGATCAGCTAGCTTCAATTCAGACAGAACTTCGAGGACGTTCAGTCAAGGAAGTATTGGAACAGAAAGGCGTGCCAACTAAGGTCGCCAAGTTCATTCCTGGCGACGTAAGTACGCCTGAGCAGATTGATGCATGGCTAAACGAGAACGCTGATGTGTTCGGTTTTGCTACGCCTGAATCTACTTCGTCTGAAGAACCAACACCTAATGCCCGTGAAACACAGCGAATCAACGCCGCTCTTCAAAACGCAAATACCCCGTCTCGTGATGCAGATACTGCCGCGAAACTGGCTGGCGTTAAATCAAGAGAAGAGCTTGACATGCTTGTTTTTGGTCAGAAGATGACTGGTCGCGGACGTTAATCAAACCCATTCGCACACTAAACCCTATAGAAAGTAGGTGACACAATGGCCAATCAATATACCGACTCAATCGGTTCTACCTCTGGTATTCCAGGATTAGTACAAACCGCTTATGATCGCTATGTCGAGTTTGCGCTCCGTGCTGTCCCACTTATCCGCGATGTAGCAGATAAGCGCCCAGTACAACAAGCTATGCCAGGTTCGTCTGTTGTATTCCAGATTTACACAGATATGACCGCCGTTACTTCTTCACTCTCTGAAGACGTTGATCCAGATGCTGTTGCCCTTGGTAACACAACACCTATCACCGTCTCATTGCTTGAATACGGTAACGCTTCTCTTGCGACTCGTAAGCTCGAGTTGTTCTCACTATCAGATGTAGATCCAGCTATTGCAGACATTATTGCCTTCAACATGGCTGACTCACTTGATACTGTTGTTCTCAACACACTCATCGGTGGACCAAACGCTATCGCTGAACTTACAGGTGGATCAACTGCTCCAGTTTCAACATACGCTGGAACATACACCAACGGAACAACACAAGCATCTATCGATGGAACATCAGTCATTCGCTCACGCGATATTCGTACTGCTGTTGCTAAGCTACGTGCTAACAAGGCTGTCCCACGTCAGGGAGAATACTACTGGTGTGGTATTCACCCAGAAGTTTCATACGACCTTCGCTCAGAAACTGGCGCAGGCGGATGGCGTGATGACCACAAGTACGCCGAGAACGGTGCATCTGAGTTTTGGCCAGGCACCATCGGCACATACGAAGGTGCTATGTTCGTAGAGTCACCACGTCTCTACAACACAACTGACGGTACTGGTTCATCTGGTGCTACAGGCACATTCGGAACATCTGGTTATGTTCACGCTTCTGGCGGTACTCGTGTATTCCGTACACTTGTTGCTGGTAAGCAAGCACTTGCAGAAGCAGTTGCTGAAGAGCCACATGTAATCTTCGGTCCAATCACCGATAAGTTGATGCGTTTCCGTCCAATCGGATGGTACGGCGTTCTAGGCTGGGCACGTTACCGTGATGCAGCTTTGGTTCGTATCGAGTCATCAGCTTCTATCCACAACTCTTAATCTGAGTTAGTTGTTGTCCTAGCCCCTTTTTCCTTTCAGGGGCTAGGCGGCAACGCCCACGAAAGGTAACGCATGTCATATGTATTTAAACCGCCAACGGTTGAAGAAGGCCCAGCGGGTTTTGGCATTTTGTTTTGGCGTTACAGAATTGCTCGTGCAAACAGCATTTTAGTATTTGGTACAGCTGTAGTCTCACAGCGTACCCCAGCCGTACAGGATACAGAGTCAGCTGACTACTGCTACCTAGGCGGACATGAATATGTCCTAAGCGATAACGAAGTAACTATTCTTACAAACGCTGGCTACGGCGCTTACATAACACAGGAGTAAGATGAACGCAGGTAGATACAACATCAGTGTCATCAATGGCACAACCTTTACGCTTGCTCCCATCTGGCAGATCGATGGACTGCCTGTAAACATTACTGGCTACACCGCAGACATGCAGGTTCGTGATGTGTCCAACAACCTTGTTGTTGAACTTTCCACAGCCAATGGCAAAGCCACAATTCAAGGCGCTTTAGGCCAAACAACATTTACCCTTACCGCTGCTCAGACAGAACCAAATGTTCTGCCATCTGGCAACTATCAGTATGCCTTTAATCTTTCTGACCCACAAGGCAATGTTTATCAAATCCTTAACGGCGCATTTGTCGTATCTGCGAGTGTGATCCAATAATGGGAGTAACTACAAGTAGCGTTTCAACTGTTCTTATCCCAACCACTACCAATGTATTTAACGTTGGCTCAACTCAGTTTGTAACAATTGAACTTGGCGTTATTGGCCCGCAGGGCATTCAAGGTTATCAAGGTGTTACTGGACCAACTGGTCCACAAGGTTCTACAGGAGCGACGGGAGCAAACGGTGCGACAGGCAATACTGGCGGTACTGGTTCTATTGGTACCACTGGTCCCACTGGCGCTACTGGTGCGACTGGCATTACGGGACCAACGGGTCCAACAGGTTCGCAAGGCAACACGGGAGTTACAGGGCCAACAGGAGCAGCTGGAGCAACAGGCCAGACGGGACCTACAGGTGCTGTGGGTAACACTGGCTCAACGGGGCCTACTGGAGCAACAGGACCAACAGGACCTATAGGAGATAAGTACCAAACTTCTTCTACCTCGTCTATCACCCTGCCAGTAAGCGGCACACAAACAGTTACTATTGGAACTGGTTTACAGTATTCGGTTCAACAATCTACAATTGTTGCCAACTCAACATCCGCTTATTTCATTGGTGATGTTGTTTCTTACAATTCTGGCACAGGCGTGCTGACGCTTAATGTCACCAAGACTGTAGGCACTGGTACATTTACTTCATGGACAGTTAACCTTGATGGTGCAGTCGGTGCAATAGGCTTTACAGGCCCTACAGGGCCTACAGGAGCCGTTGGAAACA